GAACCGCTAGAGGAGCTCATTGAACTAATTTGATTATAACCAGAAAATACTTGTAGTTGTAAGAAACGAGTTCCATCTGTAGTATCAAACTTTGGTCCAGAAAATCCTGAAGAATTAGAAGTTGTTACTTTGCCTGTAAAAGTTGCATTTCCAGATGTATCAAAGTAAAGTCTGCGTGAGCCTCCTCCGGTAGCAAGAGTAATAGTATTCTCGTCTGTAGCATTTCCTGCATAACCTCCGATAATTACATTACCACTACCTGTTGTAATATCGCTGCCGGCTCTGTATCCTATTGATATGTTTCTATCTCCGGAAGTTAGATCTGCTAAAACTCCTTTTCCTGCGGCTACCTGATGACCTCTATAGTTATTAGCTCCTATACCTATATTTCCATAGCCTGTTTTTGCGGCCCAGCCTGTAGACAGGTTACTAGATACATTAGTTTTTCCTGCTGTTGCTCCTATAAATACATTTTGTTTTCCTGTAGTTACATCTCTTCCTGCCTCGTGTCCTACAACGGTATTATCTCCACCTGCACCATCTAAAGTTATTACAGTGCTTCCTGAATTAATATAAGTACCAGCAGTATGTCCTACCGCTACATTTGCATAACCGCTTGCATTTGCAGCGCTTCCTACCAATACCGATTTATTTTTAGGAGCAGCTGTTGATCCGACTGCTATCCCATTATTAAAACCTTTAGTAAGGGCTACTCCGTTGAAGTCATCAACATTCATAATAAGTTTGCCCGCGGCTTCACTAAAGTAAATAAAGTTTTCAGTAGAAGTTTTTCCTACAAGTAGTTCTCCGTCATCATTTAAATGAGTACCTTCTCCAGTTAATATTTTTACAGTTCCTGTAGTACCAGAAACGGAGCTATTACTAATAACTTTTACAGTATCTCCGACTGCATATTGTCTATGATCATCAGCCGCATTAGAAACACTAGTTCCTCCCACCGAGTACCAAGGAGTATTACCAGTAGCAACAATTGAAATAACATCTCCGACACTAACAGTACTTACAGATACAGTATCACCTATTTTTGCAGCACCTGATTGACTTGGACCTACTCGAATGTCTCTTGACATAATTACATCAGAATCTAGTAAAGAAACATCAAGAGTGCCTATAGTTGCACTACTAGCATTTAAAGATCCTATAACAGCACTTGCTGCGGTAAATATTCCGCTAACATCTAGTCTATCTGTATTTATAGTTCCTGCAGTAATATCTCCTGCATTTAATGAGCCTCTTAAAGTCATAGTTCCTTCAGATTGATCCCAGAATACATACTTATTAGTAGATATATTTCCTAAATAAAAATCACCGTCTGAATTTAAATGAGCACCTTGGCCTGTTAGAGTTGGAGAAGCGTTAGTGCCTCCAATGAGCGCAACAGGAGTATGATCTCTAGCTACACCGCCCCCGGTTCCGTTTCCTGTTCCCGTTGCAGTAAACACTACTCCTACATCATTTGAAGTTGCTCCTGGAAATCTTCCTGTATTTGTTCCTGTTCCTGAGTCTGTAATAGTATATGTTCTGCCTGATACAAGACTTCCAGAATTTACTAATGTTGTTGGACCGACTCGAATGTCTCTTGTTATAACTTTATCTGCATCCAAAAAGTCTGTTTTTAAAGTTCCAATATTTGCTACTTCTGCGGCCATTGTTCCAAAGCTGGCATAGATTGCATTTAAGTTTATTACACTTAAACTGTCTCCAGCTGCCGCGTCACTTGCACTTGTACCTACGGCGAGACTTGAAGTTCCGGCATTAATTAAACCTCTGACCTCTGTAGCAGTAATACCACTTGCTAAAGAAGGTATTGATCCATTACTTGTTATCGCAGGAGTAGCAACTGTTGGAGTATTAGAAAAATTATTATAATCTAAATAATAAGTTCCTTCTTGACTGTCTAAAGTAGCGGCATTAAGACCTGATGTATTAGTATCTACTGTTTTTAATAGAGTAAGTATTTCAGAAGCAGTCTGATCTGCAGTTGCATTACTTTCTATATTATCTAACTTACTTTTATCAGATGAACTCATACTACCTGCACTACTGCTAGAAGCTGCTGCTATCGATACTGTTGGAGTTGCACCGCTTGTTACAGCTATAGGTGCAGTACCTGATACGCTTGTTACTCCTGAAGAAGTAACAAATCCTTGTCCAGTAACAAAAGTATGTATTTGGTCACCAGTAGCTAACGCAGTTCCGCTGTCTGCTACTGCGCCTGTTACAATATTTAACTCAGGCGTAGCGGTAGAACCATCTGTTACTGTAAGTTGATTCGTAGTAGTACTAGATAAACTTGCAACGCCTGAAGAAGTTACAAAACCACTAATACGACTTGTTACATGATCATATATTTGATCACCTGTAGCTAAACTAGATCCTCCATTTGCTACAGCCGCAGTTGTTACAGAAATTGCGGGAGTTGTGCCTCCACTACTTACAACTGGTGCAGTACCTGATACGCTTGTAACATAAGTTCCCGAAGCTTGTTTACCGTCCAAGGCTGATTGTAGTCCATCAACGTTTGATATAATATGATTATGGCTGTCATCTGCAACAGTTACATTAATAGAGGTAGTTCCAGATCCTGATGCATCTCCACTAAGAGTTATTGTTTGATTACCTGTAAGATAACTTCCTGAAGCTTGTTTACCGTCCAAGGCTGATTGTAGTCCATCAACATTTGATATAATATGATTATGACTATCATCTGCAACAGTTACATTAATAGAGGTAGTTCCAGATCCTGATACGTCCCCACTAAGAGTTATTGTTTCATTACTATTTACAACAGTTTCAGTTGCTGTTGCAATACCTGTTACGTGACCAAATGTGTCAAGTGTAATATCTTGAATATAAGTACGACCACTGTTGTTCGAAGAGCCTTGACTCGAAGTATCGGCATGAGTAATTGTTAAAGTTTCATTTCCAGACTGGTTTGCACTAAAGTCTCCAATAGTAGTTACAATTCCTGAGCCGCCCTGTAAAGTAAGAACACCGTTATGAACTGCTCCACTTATCGATCCTGAAACACCTGATGTCGTTGCAAATCCTGCATCATTATTAAATTGAGAAAGTTTAAGTTGGTTAAATAACTTTTTCTTTTGAGTTCCTCCATCCAAATAAACTACATGATCAGAGCCTCCTACTATATCAGCGGTTTCTGCTGATAGATCGTTTAGAGCAAGACTTAAATTACCTGATGTTGTAATAGTACCAGATAATCCAGTATTAGTTCCTACACTTGTAACAGTACCTGCACTACTTCCGCCATCAGTATTTGTAAAAGTGATCTTATCTCCGCTTCGAGCAATACTTAAACCTGTACCTGCTTCGAGTACGATATCATCTGTTGTATTACCATTATGTCCTGAGCCAGAGAGTCTTATTTTTTCTTCGTCTGAGTTATCTCCATCCACACAAGATATTGCATATTGATTTTGTGTGTTTGTATTCGTGTTGGTATCTGTAGAAGATATAGTAAATTTACCATCATTTGTTCGAGTAACAGTTGTTGCTCCACTTCCTACAAATTCAATATCATCAGTTGTACTATCACTACCTGATAGTCTTAGTTTTGTAGTGCTCGAAGGTATACTTACTGTATATGTAGTTCCCGAAGCTCCGCCTGCGGCATTTGAGGCTGCAGCTTGTACAAACGCAGTTGTTGCAATCTGTGTAGTATTTGTTCCCGACCCCGCAGTAGGTGCTGTGGGTGTTCCTGTTAAAGCCGCACTACTAAACATTGTAGCTTTGGACTCGTTTGCAACATTACTTAACCCTACCATAGACTTACTAATACCTGCTACAGTGCCGGTAAATGTTGGACTTGCTAGATTTGCTTTCAAATTAAGTGCAGTTTGTTGCGCGGTTGATACAGGCTTATTTGCATCTGAAGTGTTATTAATATTTTGAATAGCTAAATTTGTAAGAGCATTTGTTTTTTGTGTAGAACTCAATCCCTGACTTGCTGTATCAACTCTTAACCTGTTTCCTAAAGCAGTATTTACTGTTGTAGAGAAGGCATCATCATCCGCTAAAGCAGCCGCTAATTCATTAAGAGTATTTAAGTCTGAAGGAGCAGAATCAACAAGATTTGAAACTGCAGTACTTACAAACTGTGTAGTTGCAAGTTGAGTAGTATTCGTTCCGTCTGATGCGGTTGGAGCTGTTGGTGTTCCTGTAAATGCTGGATTTGCAAGAGGAGCAAAACCTGATATACTTCCACCTGTAATAGTAGGGTTAGTAAGTGTAACACCTGTCATAGCTGTAGCAATATCACCGAGATCTGATACATTCATTTGAGCTGCTGTAATAGAATCCGCAATGTCTGTTACTGCTTTAATATTTGCATCTACTTTTGAATATGTCTCTGCAAGTACAAGACCAGAAGAAGTATTATATACTCTAGCAATAATTACATCGTTTACATAATCTATTCTAAAGTTTTGAATACTTCCAGTTACTCCACTATGGGCTGTAACAGTAGAACTTGTTAAGTATAGAGTAGTATTGTTAGATACTGCTGCTACCCTTATCTCTTCTGTTCCTAGTTTTAAAATATCTCCCGCTTGTATTTCACTAGAAAAAGCAGTTCCTGATCCTGTTACTCTGGAAGAATTTGCTAGTTTTGAAAAAGTTCCTGTTAAAGTATTTCCGAATTTGTTAGTAGTATTTCCTGTTCCTACATTATACCAAAAAGAACTATTTATTCCGGAGCTGGGTTTGTGGTATTTAAGTAGTTTTAATCTGTCAGTGCTATCACTCGCATCCAGTAGTATATATGCGTGTTCTAATATGAACTGTCCTTCACTATTTCTATCATTTTCTGACCAAGTAATAGTAGGTAAATTTGCACAACTTTGTTGCCAAGCTGTAGCTACACTATTTGTATTAGTTATTAGAGTCGAGTAAGTATTAGGACTTTTTGCTCTATAATCAAACTTTTTAAATACAAAATTATCAGAACTAATACCAAATCCTACGCTTGTAGTTCCTGTATAAGGAACTCCTTCTGGCATACGAGGAATGTTTTCTCTGAATCTGTCTAAAACTGTAACGTCAAAAACTGTAGGATTAGACAAGTTATCAAGTGTATTAATAGTTCTTACTGCTACTTTATAAGATCCATCTACTAAACCTTTTATTTGCCAGGTATTTGTATCTTTATTCAGTATGGTTTTGGGAGATTCGATTAAAGCAAAATTATGAGAAATTTCATAACCCTTAATAAATTCATAAACATCAGAAGCTGTTCCTATAGCTACAGGAGGGGTCCAATGTATGGTTAACTCTTCTCCCACAGAAGTATCGTCCATCCCACTAATTGCATAAGCATCTATCGGCGAAGGAACTTCATCATTAGCAACTAAAGGAGGGAACACTGTATCTGCAACAAAAGTAGTAAAGTCAACATCTACTGCATCAAACTTTTCATTATAATGTTCTACTGCTGTAATATCTGTTATATTTTTTGAATTCTCACTTAACGCTATAATCTTATATTCTTTTGATGAACTTGAAACTTCTAATCCATCCTTCGTTTCTGTAAGAACCCAAATAGCCTCAGCAGCTGGAACTTCTGTAAAAGCTGCACTAACTGATAAATCATTTACAGTATTTCCTACCGTTGTACTAACGTTTCTTGTTTCTACTCGAGTATAATCTGCAATGTTAAGTACTAGAGCGTCTGTACCAGATGCTGAGAGTTTCGCATTTAATACTTTGTAATCTAGAGGAGACCCTGTGAACTCAGTAGAGGTAAATTTAGCTGCAGTTACATTATCAGTATTGTCTAAGTTTGTTAGTGTATATGTACCGTTTCCATTAAGATCAACATAAGCTTGTGCTACTAATTCACCTTTCTTATAGTTAATTGTATCACTGCCAGTATTTATAGTAAAATCTGAGATAGCAAAAGCAGCTGGCTTAACAAATATAACAGACACTGTATAAGCGCTTCCAGAGTTTAAAGTTACAGAACTATCAAGAGGAAAACCCATAGTAGTTCTATTAACTCCTGTATTAGATATGCGTCCTCCATATCTTACAGCATAACGATCAGAGTCTTGAATATTTACAATATCTCCAGGAACTAAGAAAGATGTATTAAGTGCTGAACTAAATGTTACAACTTCTTTTTGATTAGCAGCGGTCCAAAGCTTCCAACGACCATAACGAGTTGCTTGCCCTTCAGAAGTTGCTCCAAAAGCTACTGCATTTTGGGAAATTATAACTCCATTACTTCGTGCAATATCTACTCTATCTTCCACAATTAGAGGCTCGAGAGCATAGTTGGCATCTGGATTCATCCAGCTTACTATAACTTGATTTATTCGAGTTTTACTACCTGTTCCTTCATAACTAAAGCTTCCATCAATAACATTTGCTTTTGTAAAATTATAAACAGGTCCTTTTGGAGCATCTATAACGGGAACGACTTGCCCATCCAAATAATAAATCATAGAACGGAAAGTTGTTGCCATATCTTTTAGTACTTTGAAAGCATCTGCTTGTTTTGTAAGATATAAATTTGCCGTAAAACGAGGTTCTTGACCCCCTTTTCCATCAGGTACTAGTTCATCACAATATCTTGCTATTCTGTATAAAGAAAATTTATCAATATCAGCATCTTTTAAGAAGTCTCCTAGTCCGTAACGATTATTTAAAAGAATATCATTAAATACCCAGGCAGGATTATTCGTATAAACTTTAGAAGTTCGAAAAGCACCATCCCAGTCTTGATATGTAGCTTCAATAGCACCTGTTGAAGTATTACGATTATAAGTAGCAGCTCCTCCTGTCTCTTCTCGAGTTATATAATTAGAGGGAACAAGAACTTTCATACCCCTTGTATGGTAAGTTCTTGCAGGCATACTCTGAAATTGATCTGTTCCAAAAGTTACTTTTGCCATTGCCGAGTAGGGATGTGTAAGTATTTCTTTTATTACACAAGTTGTTTGAGATATACTTGCACTTGTTACTTGAGTCCAATCATGATATGTTTCAGTAGGCGTTTTATAGGCTGGTCCTTCATGGTTTGTTTTACGACTAATAATTACTTTAAAATCTGCAAAAGGACGATACCTTGTTAAATCAATATTTTCTACCCACGTAACACTATTTTTATACATTCCGGCATGTATTTTATTGTCGTCTATAGTAATTGGAGTATCAAAATCTGCGGCACCCACTGCTTTAAGAGCTAGTTGAATCTTATAGCGAGTATAAGTAGTTTTGTCATTTCCTTTACCACTTACAGCATAATGCGCTCCATAGGCAAAAGTTACACGAGCTTCGTCTACCTCTTTCAATTGAGAAGCTGTAAGATTAAAACCAGAGCTAGAAGAGCCTAATAATTCTTTAGGTGCTTGAGAACCTCCAAAACCTGTAGTCCACTCAATAGTACCTCCGGCACTAGGACTGTTAGATATTGAAGTAGATCCTATACCGCCCTCTCCTGAGAAAGCAGTTTGTGAAAGAGTTCCTACTCTAAATTGAGTGGTTACTCCTTTATATTTACTTATTTTTGTCTGATCAATTTCATCAACTGCTGTTTGTACAGTTGCACCACTTACATCAAATTTGTAGGAACCTGTAGCTGCATCCCAGTTACTCGACAAAGTAATTGTTGTTCCTGAAATACTTGCTATTTTTACTATTTTATCTAGTACAATGTCATAAGAGTCTTCATCAGGTAACCATACTCCTCCTGGTCCATCATCTCCAGCAACAAAAGTAGCAGAAGTTCCACTTGCTACAGTACTGATAATACCTTCTTCCTCCTCCCCATCTACAGTTGTACCGCTTCCTGCTTTAGGCAGTAGACGTGCAGGTACGAATCCTTCGAGACTACCTTTTTCTGAAGGAGCAGTTCTCATTGCATTTGTAAAGAAAGTACTGCTTGTAGTTATAGGAGTAGAGTTATTTCCGTCTGCAACTCCATTAGTAGTTACCGCTGCGGTAACAGTTGTGGTTCCATTACCTCCTCGAACTATTAAATACTTATCTCCGTATTCTGCTGCTAGTAAAGGATTATCGACAACATTTCCTGTAATTGTAGCCGTAGTAGATCCATTCGTTAAAGTTACAGACATAGGTCCTGTGCTTGCACGAACAGGTGCAGAGCTTAAAGGAGCAACTCTATCATCATTTAAATATACAGAAGCCTGACCATCTACAAGACCATAAACAGGTCCTTCTGAAATTAAATCAGTTACTGCAATAGACTGTCTATCTGCTGATCTGACTGATTTTAAAAATGTACTTGATTTTTGAGGATATAAGTCTATCATTATTTATGTACCGTTTTTCCGCCGTCGGAGTTGTATGTACCCCCACCGCTGCCGTATCGTGTATTGTTAGTGGTTGAATAACCTTGTCTTGTATCTACTGCAATAGGCCTTCCAGGAACTCGTAGCTCTCCATAAAGTAAAGGTACAGGGTCTCCCTCTACAACTGTTCCTGTACCTCCGCTAAACAGGTAGTTTGTTGGAGCATCTTGATCTACTGCAGGATCGGGGGCCATTATTTGTTGTATACCTGACAAAGCTAAATTTGTAGCTAACGCATATCCTACTTTTTGAGCAATTAAAGCGCCTCCCTCTAAGCCTCCTGCTGTAAGTAAATTACCTCCTGCAGCTCCGGCAGGTATAAGAGTCATAACAAAGATAATAGCAATTGCCGCTAAAATTTTTCCAATGCCTGATTTAGAACCTGCGGGAGCTATAGATATTGTTACATCTCCTTCTTTAATAGGAAAAAGTAAAGTTTCTTCATCAATTTGTACTCCGGAAGTTTCTACTATAAACCCTATATCTTGTTCATGACATTTTCTAATATAAGGCAGAAACTCTGAGCGATTTGCAGAAATACATTTAAAAATTTCTGCATAGTTATTAGTATTTACTGTAAACTTGTTTCCAAATTTATTTCCAAGTTCTCCTTGTAGATATACACTACGTTGCATGTCTATAAACTCCTGTTATATACTGTTTCCAAAAAGGGTATAAGTTTTCCCTACAGGATACTCTGTTTTCTGCATGATGATAAAATATATCATCTCCTAAATATACTCCGCAATGATTCCCAACTGAGGCATTTATAGTAAAAACTAAAAAATCTCCTTCTTTCATATTTCCTTCTACCTTTTTAAACTTCCATGTAGAAATATATTCTTCTGTAAAATAGTCTAAACTCTTCTTCCACCAATCGTCTTCGAATAAGGGACGTTTAGGAATACTTAAATTTTTTGCTATATAGTAATCTCTTGCTGCTTCGAAACAATCATTTACTCCAAACTCGTAGTCTCTCCCAAATAAAGACTTTTTAATATTTTTAGGCTCCAAAATGTTCAATTCCATATTAGGATAACTAAATATATAATAAGGTAGTCCTATAGTATTACAATATTTTATATCATTTTCGCTAGGTTTATTACTAGCATCAGGGTGGCTATGAACTATAGCTACAATATCTGATCTATGTCCTATATTAATATATTGCTTTGAGTCTATGACAAAATCACTGCCTATTTTTGAAACATTGTCGCAGGGAAACCATTTTATCTTACCTTTTACTACTGCTAGGACTCCACAACCTTCATTAGGGTACCACTCTTCAAAGTGTTTTCTTATATCTTCCAAGTATTCAATCATTTAAAATTTTAATGTTCCAGGGAACCCTCCAAAAGGTAAACGAGCTGCTGAGTTTTTATTTCCTGAAGGAGCCAAATTAGACCCCGTTGCGGCTACAGGTATAAATCCATATCTACACTTGCAAGAGTTTATTGTTTTTCCGCATACATCTTCTCTTATCCAGTATACATTTTTATCTGAAGGTTTAATATCATTTCCCAATGTAGCAGTATGAGCCACTAAACATTTCCATATAGTTTTTGATTGATACCTTACTCGTGCTCCTATTGCATGTGAACCTACTCCCCACTCTGTCCACAAAAAAGCTTCTTTCCAAAACTCAGAGCTATCACTTGGAGTTTTATTCGTATTTGCAATTACACACAACCAATATCGTATATCAGAACCAGAGCCTGTAGTAACATAACTAGTTTCAGTATAGGCTGTACTTGTACTGTGTGCTGCAATTCCTGCAGGAAGTGGAGAAGATTTAATTAAAGGAGAATCATTAACATCAAAATAAGCATTATGAGTATATGTATTACCATCAGAACCTTTAAAGTTTACTCCTCCTGTTAACTTCCAAGTACATCCTCCACCTATACCGTTATCGTGTCCTTGATACTTCCAACTACAATATTTTCCTACGACTACTCGTCGAGGAAGTTTTATACCTTCTAAATCAAAAGGAGTTGCTACTTCAAAAGTAATCGATATATTGTCTTCACCTGCTATTCTATCAATTATATAATCTTGTCGGGGAAACTCTATGGAAGCTACAGTGCTTCCTGTATCTGCCGACTCTCCTACTAAATATTTTCGTAAAGTTCTTCGTCTTCGTATTCTTTTTCCAATTAAATCATCATTTTTAAAACCTGCTAATTGACTACTAAAAATTGTTCCTACATTTGCTACTGTCAAAGAAGGTCTACTGCTAGCACCATCTGCTTGAATATCTAATCCATCGATCATCATTGGTATAGCTATATAAGTATTTAGAGCATAATCTCCACTTGTAGGAGCAGTAATACTTTTAAGTTGTATAGTAGTAAGATCAGAATCTAAACCTGGATGCACATATAGTTCTGTGCCATTAGGCATTTCTATTTCAAATAGCTCAATTAACTCTGAGTCAATTTCTTGTGTCTGAGTATCTGTTGTTATTAAGTTGCTCATGCCTCAAAAACTCTCTTTAATGTAAGTGAAAGTGAATAAAAATTATCGTACTCATAGTTTATTGAATAATTAGTAGCTATTACTTTAACATCTCTTTCCCCAACACCTGCTTGTCCGGCAGGGTCTGAAAGTACGTTTGAGTCTGGTAAAGTAAAGGTAAAGCTTGTAACACCTTTTTTGCCGTCTAAAAATACTACTATATCATCTATTTCTGCTTTTGTACGAGTTTTAAAATCTAAAGAATATTCTTCATTTAAAGTATTTATTCCATCTGCAACACGTTGCTCATACCCATCCCCAAACTTTGCAGTAAGAACTCTTGGAGTAGTTGAACGTGTAAGTTGTTTATCAGGCGTTGCATATGTAGTGCCTGTATATATAAATCCTATAGTCATTATGCTACTCCATACGGATTAAGTATTCCGCCTGATCTTTTTTGATTTTGTAATTCTGCTTGTACGGCCGATGCAATTGCTTGACCCATTTTATCCATGTCTGGTCCCGTGCTTCCTTCGGTAGAAGTTGTTCCATCTGAAGAAACATTTACAACAATATTATTTTGAGTTCCTCCTGAACCTTTTAGATCTACAGGTATTTTTCCTCCTTTAGGTAGGGGCACAACTGCTTCAGTACCATGTAACATTGCAGGATATCCTGAAGTAGAACCTCTTGCTATACCTCCAGAGGCATATCCTTGCATCTTTTTGCCCCCCGAAAACACTCCTCCGTTTCTTGCGACTAATCCTTCGAAAAAAGCATTTATTCCGGCACTTGCTGCAGTCATTGCTAACTGTCTTCCCATACCTGAACCTCCTCCACTAACTAGAGCTAAACTCATATTTGCAATTGTACTTTCAAACTTTGAAAGTGCCTGAGTATTTTGAGATAATCCATCTGTATTTTCTTCAGTTTTATCAGTATTGTCTGTTTGTGATTCTTCTATACTAGATGAAGAGGTATCTTCTAATATCCTTCGTTCTTTTAGTACTTTGTCTCGTGAAACTGGAAATGTGTATATAGGATCATTTATAGTACCTTTTGGAGTTTCTAATATTTTTGCTGCCGCCTCAAATTCTACTCTATCTTTTGCTGCTTGTAGTGTTGCTAATTTGTCTAAATCTTTTTGACTAGTATTTGACCCCACTCCCATAGTATCTAATATATCCTTGTCACTTTTTGTTGCTGACTTAGGATTTCTTAGTCTTTCTAAAAAGAAGTCTGAACCTTTTTTCATGGCTTCTTCCATAAGACGAGCTGCTTCTAATCCTCCTATTTCTATTGCTTTTTGCATTTTTTGTTCCGCAGTTTCTGGTGTTATTTTCTTTAACAAAGAAATAGACATAATTTGCTCTGTAATAGATTCTGCAATTTGTTTTGACATTGCTTTTTTAACTGTATCTACTATATTAAGAAAAACCTTTGTAAGAGAAGACTCGTCGCCAGAAATTAAATCTTCAAGTCCTTTTGAAAAACCACTTTCAAAAGCCTGAGCAGCAGCCATTCCCAGTTTAAATAAAAATTCTTGTTGTTCTTTAAGAAGTTGAACTTGAATTCTTAAATTAGCTTCTTGTTTTTCTAAAATACTTAGTTTTTCTTTATCTCTTTTTATCTCTTTTACTTGTGATAAAGCAATTTGTGCAGTAATTTTTCTTCTTTGGTCATCTAAGTCTCTGATTTGTTTTTCTGCTTGTAAACGTGATCGTACTAATTTAGTTGCTACTTGCATTTGAAGATTGTGCAAGGTAGCTGAATCCTCTTTTTCGTTTGCAATTTTTGTTTCCATATCAGCAATTAAAAATAGAAATCCTAATCTTTTTTCTAAAGTTTTTCTAAATTCTTCTGCCTCTTCTGAAATTGCGTGAAATAAATTTTTTCCCTCTGAATCTGTTGCTGATGCTTTAAAAAATATTTGTCCTAAGGCTCCAAAAGTTGCAGTAATTGCACCAACTTCTTTTATTGTTTGATTAATTTGATCTGATACACTTGTTTGATATGTTTTTATAGAAGCTATATATTTGTCAAAAACTTTATTAGAATTATTAAAACTTTCTTCAAAAGTACTTGCTGTTTGCCCTAATGCTATAAATCCATCTACTAACTCTTCATCTATTATACGAGCTGTTTTTGTTAATCCGTCTTTAGTAAGCTCTATTGTCTTGTACAGATTTCCAAAAAGTTGTTGGCCTCCTAAACTTAATTTAGTTAAAGTTCCTTGTATTATACTTTCTAGTTGTTTTGCACTCTCTATACTGTCTTCTATGTTTAAGTTTGGACCTCTTAACATATTAAAAGTACTTGTTTCTTTAAAGCCTGTTTCAGTCGTACGACTCATTGAAATTGAACTAGAAGTTCTCTTGCCACCTTGCATAGAACGAATTCTAGCAACTTCGGCTTGGAGTCTTGCAAATTGTTGTAATTCCTTAGATGCAGATTGTACAGCATTAGCTATTGTTTTAAAAACTGTAATCGTTGGATCTTGATTTAAAAGTTTTTTTCCTATAACTTCTTCTAGTCTTGCGAATTCCGTATTTAACCCTTCTAATGAAGTTCTATTGCTATCAATTTCCCCCTGTAAATCTGTTAATGATTGAGGAACTTTATCAATAATACCAAGTTTTTCTAAACCTTTTACTGCTGCATTAAAACCTATTAATCCCAAAGTAAAAATTTGAAAAAATCTAAATGCTTTATCGATAGCGGACCCTAGTTTTGTTACTGCTGCAGACATACTTGCCATTGCTCTTTTCCACTGTAGAGCGATTCCTTTTGTTACAGTATTTATTTTTTGACCAAGTCCAAAAAATATTCTTTTTGATCTCTCTGCAAAAGTTTCTTTTGCCCCTAATATATCTTTTAATGCTTTTTTATAAACTGTTTTTTGATGTCTTGTCAGTTCAGTATAAACTCCTTTCTCCATATTTGCATAGCGAAGAAGAGCTGCTGCTTGTCTTTTTGTTACTTCTTTCCCTCCCTGCAAATTTGCAATGCCGCTTCCTGGTTTTGCTTTGACATCTTTTAAAGAAGTTCTTAATCCTTCTTGTCCTTGAGCATCTTGCATTGCTTTAAAAGATTGTCTTGCTTGATCATAAGCAGCAGCGGCTCTACTTGCCGACTCTTCTGCTTTAAGAGTGAAAGAGTCAAAGGAAGGTAGCATTGTTTTTATAATTCCTGTAGCAAACAAACTAATTGCAGCAATTAATGAATATATATTCTCTGAAAAGAAGTTTGCTGCGGCCTCAACAGGACCTGAAATAAGATTTGCAAACTTAACGAAAACATTATTAAATGCAACTCCAAATTTTTTAATTGCATTTCCTTGTGTATCAATTGCTTCTGTTGTACTAATAAACTTTTCTTCTAGCTGTCTTTGCACTTCAACATTAACTGCTTGTTTTTGTTCTAATAGACTTAATTCATTTGCTGTTTTATTTAATGAAATAGCAAATTTATTTTTTGCATCTTCTAAACGAAGAGTAATACCTAATTCATCTAGAAGTTCTGGCTCTGCTTTTGTTACGCCTCGTACTAGTCTGTCGAATGAGTCTGCCACGTCTCTTCCGAGAACTTTTGAAACTGCTGCAGCTCCCTTACCTAGCTTTATTAAAGACTCTGCAGTAAGTCCTGATGCAATACCTATTGCTGAGGCTTTTGATGCTTCTTCAAAAGTTAAAAAACCATCTGCTGCTGTTCTTATTTGTCTTGATAAGTTACCAATTGCAATACCTGTTGTAGAAGCATATGCAACTTGGGAATCTTGTAGTACTCTTAAATCTCCAACTCTTTGAAAAAATTGAAAAGCTGCAGTAACAGCAAATACTTGAGCAGCTAAGGTAGCGTAAATACCTACAAGACCTCCTACTCCTTGTGCCATTTTAGAAAAGTTTTTTGTACCGTTTGCAGAAGTTTGAGCAGCTCCTTTTAAGTTTCTATCAGCGGTATGAGCACTCTTGCCTACAGCGTCTAAACCTTTAGCAGCTTTCTTAGCTCCAAGGCCTACTTTACCTGTAGTACCTTTATCGTCTACTAATACGTCAATTTCAACAGTATTTTTTGCCATTAGCCTTTCACATTATGGGTGAAATTTTTTTCACCGCCGGCAGACTTACGTTCATCTGCTTTTCGTTTTCTTGTCGCCTTATCTGCTCTAAATTCTATTAAAAGCCCTTCCCAAAGTTTTATAAATGTTAATATAACTTTTGGTTCTTCAATATCATATAAGTTAAATAAGTATTCTATATTACCAAAGTTTTTTCCTAAATACGTTCCCGACATTCCATCCCAGTTATCTTCGAGAAAGCCAAATATAAAAAATGCCACTTGGACTTCAGAAGGAAAATCTGAAGTCTCGAGCGGCATCTTATCGGGGTCTGGCTCTTCACCTAATTGTTCGCAGATTTTTAAATACTTATCTGTATCAATCTGATCTGATTGTTTTACGTATTTTTCAAGCAGACCTCTTATTTTATCTACTTGTTCCCAGTAAAATTTTCAAGATCACTCACGGTTTCTGTAACCCAAGTGTCAAAATCACTTGCATTTCTCATAAGTAATTCTGAGTTTTCTTGTGTAAATATAAGTTCATCTTCAGGGTCAAGAGCAGAAATATCCACCAATAGAAGCTCTTCTAGGTACTTATATTTCAAGCCTTTCCATCCTTTGATTACTGCTTTACAGTATTCTACTAAGAATCTTTCTTCATCTAACTCTTCTTCGGGTTGACGAGTTTTTTTATTAAATTTTGTAGTAACACACTTTTTACGAAGTTTTACTAACTCTTCTCTTGCTAAGTAACAAAGATCTACTGACATACCTATGTGGCCTGGAAAGTCTATTGTTACGGTTTTGCTAGGAGGCATAAGACTCGCTAATGAAATTGGTGTATCTGTCATATTTAAATCCTTATTATTTTATTGGGTAAACAAAACAGGGGCGAAAAATCACCCCTACTTCGATTTTCTATTTCATAGTATAGTCTAAAAGACCTCGTATGTCAAGAACTTTTTTTAACTACGTGTTACTAAACTGCTACTCCAGTATAAACGATGCTTGCATCATCTGCTCCTCCAATCGTTGAAGGAAGTGCATGGAAATTAGTCTCCATTGAAATAATATCTTCTACTGAATGAGTAGGTATCTCTAAATGACAAGTCGGTAGTGTTACTGCGATTTTAGGATTACTAGCTCCTCCTATTGAAAAGACTAAATTAAAATCATTAGTAATCGTAGTTGTAGCTTCTACTAAATCTTCAAATAAATCTGCACTTGCTCCAGTACTATTACTCAAATAACAAGTAAAGTTTCCGCTAATATTACGAGTACCTGTAACATGCCCTAAGGGTTTATTAACAACCCCTAGTGTTTCTGGAGTAAGGAAAGTAATATTATTCTCAAAATTTAAACTTCCACCTGTTAGTGTCAAAGTATATGTAGTTGCTGAAGTTTCTCCGGATTCGATAGTACCATCACCATCGGTATCTGTTGAAAATGCAGTATTAGTGACTGCTAAAGTAGTGAGTCGGTTACGAATAAAGTTATTCGTAGCCGTAGTAGCCTCACTTATTGTTACAGTCGGTAAAGCCGCAACTTCAGTAATCATTGAAGCAAAACCGGACCAATTAATAGTAGTAATTCCATCAATATCAAAATCCATTCCTGCAGAATTAACAACTGCTCCTTCTAATTTATAAACGGTATGAGTACTTGCATTGTAGGCTCCTTGACCCATAACAAAATATATATCTAATGTTTTTAAAGCTACTACATTTGACGCTGAAAAGTTAAAAGTTAGTGCACTTGTAGTATTAGTAACTCCGGCACCTGACCAAATTGATTCGTTGGTTCCACTAGATTTTGTAAATGCTGTATTGGATACCAAAGCGGCCCAAAGAACTTCTTCTACTGCGTGCATTTGTGCATCACATCCAGTATTTTCCCATACGGCATTAGTGGCCACTGCCGCAGGTGCTGCTACAAAAGGTCTTGCATAAGTTGAAAATGACCACTCTGCAGGAGCATAAGAATCATTAAACATTCTGCGACCTCTTCGGCTAGCACTACCAGATGCTGCTGCCATTTCATTCAGAGTAATCTCTGAAGTATTTGTTGCTTGAGAAAAGGAAAATCCATCTAAAACTGGAATTTCCCAATAGCTACTACCACCTGATGCTGCGTCTGATACAATTACTCTGGTATCTCTGCTAAAAAATAAATTGTCTGCCATAGTTAATCTCCTATGTTATCTTGAAAAGGCTAGGACGTGAATTTTTATTCGTGCCTGCATTTTCTAGTATCGAACCTCTATAAGCATTTCTCCAACGCCTAAAGGTTCAAGTACACCTTCGTCAGTATCAATACTAACGA